CACGATGATTTGGTTGACTCACTTGCTTACATAGATCAACTAGCTAAAGTAGCTTATGACTACGACTTTGAAATTGACGATCACGAAATACTAGATATAGTAGCAGGCTATTAACAATGATGAATCCCATACCAAACGAGCTAGTAAAAGCTATGAGTAATAGACGTGTTTTTAGACCTTTCAATACATATGGAATCTACGCAATTTCTGCTGTAGTGTTTTTTACACTTGGTTACAGCGTAGCAATAATCTAAGGAAAATACTATGGCAGATGAACTTTTAAATCCAGACCCACTAATGATCCAAGAATCTCTAGAAGAGTGGGTAATTACTAAGTGTGAAAACTGGAGAGACAACTATGAGTCAAACTACGAAGAAAAGTTTGAGGAATACTATAGGCTATGGAGAGGTCAATGGGACCCTGCTGACTCTGAAAGAGCAACAGAGCGTTCTAGAATTATCTCTCCTGCGCTTCAGCAGGCTGTAGAGTCTAACGTAGCAGAACTAGAAGAAGCTACGTTTGGCAGAGGTAAGTGGTTTGACATCAGTGACGATGTAAACGACACAGACTCCCAAGACATACAATACTTACGTCAAAAGTTAACAGAAGATTTTGAAAGCACAAAGGTTCGTAAGGCTGTTGCTGAGTGTCTTATTAATGCTGCTGTGTTTGGTACAGGTGTAGGTGAAATTGTTTTAGAAGAAATCAAAGAGATGGCACCAGCTACTCAACCTATTATGGATGGTAGTCTTACGGCTGTTGGTGTAAACATTACTGACCGTATAGTGGTTAAACTAAAGCCTGTTCTGCCTCAGAACTTTCTGATTGATCCTATAGCTACATCTATAGAAGACGCTATGGGTGTTGCTATTGATGAGTACGTATCTAAACACAGTGTTGAAATACTACAAGAACAAGGTATATATCGTAAGGTATATGTTGGTAATGCAGCAGAAGATACAGACTTAGAACCAGACCAAGACCTTACAGTATACAACGATGACAAGGTACGCTTAACTAAGTACTACGGTCTTGTGCCTCGTGAGTTATTAAAAGAAGAAGGAGTAGACGTAGAAACAGACTCTATGTATGTTGAGGCTATTGTAGTTATTGCTAACGGCGGTATACTGCTAAAAGCTGAAGCTAATCCTTATATGATGCAGGATCGTCCTGTAGTTGCGTTTCCTTGGGACGTTGTGCCTAGTAGGTTCTGGGGTCGTGGTGTATGCGAAAAAGGCTACAACAGCCAGAAGGCGCTTGATACAGAGCTACGCGCACGTATTGATGCACTAGCACTGACTATCCATCCAATGCTCGCTATCGACGCTACACGGCTTCCTAGAGGGGCTAGACCAGAAGTACGTCCCGGCAAAATGATCCTAACTAACGGAGATCCGCGTGAAGTATTACAACCGTTTAACTTTGGTCAAGTCGGTCAAATTACCTTTGCACAAGCCCAAGCCTTACAAGGCATGGTACAACAGGCTACTGGAGCCGTTGACTCGGCGGGTATCGCAGGACAGGTTAATGGCGAAGCTACTGCTGCTGGGATCAGTATGTCTCTTGGTGCTATTATCAAACGCCATAAGCGTACTCTTATAAACTTTCAACAATCCTTCTTACTTCCTTTTGTTTCTAAAGCTGCACACAGGTATATGCAGTTTGATCCTGAGAACTATCCTGTAGCTGACTATAAGTTCAACGCTACGTCTACTCTGGGTATTATTGCTAGAGAGTACGAGGTTACTCAGCTTGTCCAACTCTTGCAGACTATGCAACAAGACAGTCCTCTGTATCCTGTAATGATTCAAAGTATTATTGACAACATGAATCTAAGCAATCGTGAAGAACTTATTGCTACTATGCAACAGGCACAACAGCCTAACCCAGAAGCACAACAAATGCAACAGGCAGTGCAACAAGCACAGATGGAGTTCCAGCAAAGTCAAACAGCAGCTCTTATGGCGCAAGCGCAAGAGTCTCAGTCAAGAGCTACTAAGTATGCTGTTGAAGCTCAGTTGGCTCCTGAAGAGCTTAAAATTGATAAGATCAATGCTATTACTCGTAACCTACAAGCAGGAGATGAGGATGATAAAGAGTTTGAACGTCGCTTAAAAGTAGCAGATACACTTTTAAAAGAAAGTCAGATAGAAGGAAAAAGTCAAAATGTTAATGACACAAACAGAAATGAACAGCTTTCTGCACCAAATCAACCAAGCGTTCAAAGACCAGTTCGACAAATTGGACTTGTTGGAGAACCGGGTCAAGGAACTGGAGGACCAACTCAATGAGCAAGAAAGACCCAAGACTAGCAAGAGCGGGGGTAAGCGGGTTCAACAAACCAAAGAGGACTCCTAATCATCCTAAAAAGTCTCATGTAGTTGTAGCTAAGGAAGGCGACAAAGTAAAGACTATACGTTACGGACAACAAGGAGTTAGTGGTGCTGGTAAAAATCCTAGCACTCCTAAAGAAAAGGCAAGACGTAAGTCATTCAAGGCTCGTCATGCTAAAAACATAGCCAAAGGAAAAATGTCTGCGGCTTACTGGGCTAACAAATCTAAATGGTAAGGAGATAGCTATGCCAATGGTCGGAAAGAAAAAGTTCCCTTATACAGCTAAAGGTAAAGCAAAAGCTAAAGCCGCTGCTAAAAAGACAGGCAAAAAAGTAAAAAAGGCTAAGGGTTACTGATGCCTAAGAAAAAGAAAGCAAGTGATGCGTGTGCAAAGAAGGTCAAGTCCCGTTACAAGGTGTGGCCTTCTGCGTATGCGTCCGGTGCTGTAGCCAAATGCCGTAAGGTTGGGGCTAAAAACTGGGGGAATAAGCGTGGCAGTAAGAAAAAGTAAGAAAGGCGCGGCCCTAAAGAAGTGGTTTAAAGAAGATTGGGTGGACGTAAAGACAGGTAAGGAATGTGGTAGAAAGTCTGCTAGTAAATCTAAGCGTCCTTATCCTTCTTGTAGACCTAAGAAAGTAGCTTCTAAGATGACTGCTGCTGAGAAGCGTAGCTCTTCTGCTCGTAAGACAGGACCAGCTAAAATTAAACATGCAGTAACAGCGTCAGGAAGAAGGAGAAAAAGTACCAAAAAATAAAACTTGACTTTAGTTATAAAATATGGTATAATATATAATATATAGTTCTATAGAGATAATCAAGGCGACCTCAAATGGACCAAGAAACACAAACATATTACGATAATTATTTTAATCTTTTTCTTACAGACGGTTGGAAACAACTAATGCAAGACTTTGGTAACAACGCTGTACAAATTAACAGTGTCGAAGCAGTTAAAGATGCTGACGATATGCACTTCCGTAAGGGACAACTAAACGTATTAGCCCACTTAATTAACATGGAAAACATAGTCAGTACTAACTACGAAGAAGCTAATAAGTCTGAAGACGATGATTAAAGTATTTGATTTTCGTTGTACTAATGGACACATCTTTGAAGATTTTGTAGACGAAGGCACAACAGTCAGTAGGTGCGATTGCGGTGCTAACGCTACAAAGATTCTATCAGCAACTCCACATATCCTTGATGGGGCTTCTGGGGACTTTCCCGGTAGACACATGAAATGGGTACGTGAACACGAGAACGCTGGTAGTAAATAACAGGAATCCAATCGGGCAACTCCTATTTTAATTTCTCCATAACCTAGTAAGGCGGGGTAAGTTTACAATGTCAAGAGCAACATTAATTGATGAGCGTCAGGAAGAAGAAACAGAAACAATCGATCAGCTAGAACAGGATACTGTAGAGACTCCTCAAGAAGAGGAACAACCTCAAGCAGAACCTGAACTTCCAGAAAAGTACCAAGGTAAGTCAGTAGAAGATCTAGTGCAAATGCACCAAGAACTTGAAAGATTTACTGGTAAGCAGAGTACGGAAGTTGGCGAGCTACGTAAGGTTGTTGATAGTTATATTGAAAACCAGACACAACTCACACAACAACAAGCACCTGAAGTACAGCAACAAGACGAAGAGGTTGACTTTTTTGTTGATCCTCAAACTGCTGTATCACGAGCAATAGATAATCATCCTAAGATTAAAGAAGCGCAAGCGTATACACAACAAGCTAAAAAGCAAACTGCGTTAGCACAACTTCAACAACAGCACCCTGACATGGAATCTGTATTACAGGACCCTAAGTTTGCTGAGTGGATCACAGGATCAAAGATTAGAACACAATTGTTTGTAAGGGCTGACCAAGAGTATGATTACGAAGCTGCACATGAATTATTTAGTAACTGGAAAGAACGGAACCAAGTAGTTCAGCAAACAGCAGAGGTTGAAAAAGCCGCTCGTAAGAATGCAGTCAAGTCAGCTAACACAGGCAACGCTCGTGGTACAGGAGAAGGAACACGCAAAAAGACTTATCGTCGTGCTGACATTATTAAACTTATGAAATCTGATCCTGACCGCTACATGGCACTACAGCCTGAAATAATGGCCGCTTATGCAGACGGGAGGGTAAAATAATCTAGGAGAATTAAAATGGCAGAAGCCACATACCCCGGAGGCAGTACCTCCATTGTAAACAAGACTAACGCGGACAAGTTTATTCCAGAAATCTGGAGTGACGAGATTATTGCCGCGTTCCAAAAGAACTTGAAGATGGCACCTCTTGTCAAGCGTCTTACTATGACAGGCAAGAAAGGTGACTTGATTCACGTACCTAAGCCTATTCGTGGCGAAGCCAATGCTAAAGCGGCTAACACTGCGGTAACCATTCAGGCTAACGTCGAAACTGAGTTGCAGATCACCATTGATCGTCACTTTGAGTACTCACGTTTTATCGAAGACATCGTAGAAGTACAGGCTCTGTCCTCTCTGCGTCAGTTCTACACTGAAGATGCTGGCTATCAGTTAGCTTTGACGGTTGACACTGATTTGATGAACGTAGCTACTGGCTTTGGTGACGGTACTCGTACTACTGCTCCTGCTAACACTGGT